AGCACAATTTCGTTGATCAGCCGGGCTGCGGTCGGATAGGCCGAAGGCAGCCACGGCACCGTAACGCACGTCAAGTCCCGCTGCAGGCGTTTGAGCAGCAGATTGACATCACGCAAGCCGCCATAACGGAGGCCAAGGTCCGAGAGGTCAACGTTGACGCGCTCCAGAAAGAGCTGGACCTGCTGAAGAAGAAGCGTGACGCCATCAAGGGCGAGGCCGCCAAAGGCCCCGGCGAAGGGCCATCGAATCAAGACCGCCTCAAGGGTGCCATTGCCGAGGTCAAGGGCCAGCTCAACGAACTCACCGACCCTATCAACCAGATCATCAGCGCCGCATCAGCCATCGGCGACGCCTTCGCCAACTCATTCAAGGGCCTGATCAGCGGCAGCATGAGCGCCAAGGAAGCGCTCCGCAGCTTCTTTGAAGCAACCGCCAGCCACTTCCTTGACATGGCGGCGCAGATCATCGCCAAGCAGATTCAGTTGTTTGTGCTCCAGACAGCGCTGAGCATATTTGGCGGCGCAGCTGGCGGTGCATTTGGAGCAGGAGGAGCTCCAAATTACAGCGGCACATTCGGTGGCGGTGGAGCCAGCTTCAACCCTGGCGCATTTACCCCAGGCCTCAAGCTCTTCGCCGAAGGCGGTTTCGTCACCCGCCCGACCAATGCGCTGATCGGCGAAGCTGGAGAGGCAGAGTACGTCATCCCAGCCTCTAAGATGCGCGGCGCAATGGAGCGTTACGCCAACGGTGCCCGCGGTGATAGCGTCATCTCCGGCGCCGGCGGCGGCTCAACCGCAACAACCGCAACCAATAGCGGCCCGCTTGTGGTAGAAGTCCGCGCCCAAATGGAACGCATCAACTCTGTAGACTATGTGACCGCTGAACAGTTCCAGGCTGGCATCCAACAGGCCGCCCAGCAGGGCGCCGCACAAGGTGAGCAGCGTACCCTGAAGCGGCTGCAGCATAGCCCCGCCACACGTCGTAGGGTAGGCGTATGAGCACCACCATTGCGCTAGGCAATTACATGACCCTGACAGCTTCAGGGTCTGTACGCTATCGCTTCCAAAACTTCTTCCTAAACCGTACTGCTACCTATAACGGTCAATCGTATCAGTTCCTGCCATTTGGATTCTCTGGTGTTACCATCAACCGGCAAGGTGACAATACAGAGGCCAGCATCATCCTGCCCAATAATGAACTGTCCCGCCCGTGGGCTGTTGAGATGCTAGACAACCGCTGGCTAGCCTCAATCCTAGTATTGTCCCTCGACCCTGCAAATCCTGGCACCGGGCAGCTCATGCACTCATACTCTGGGCAGGTATCATCCGGCAGTTGGGATGAGACTAGCCTTGATGTACGGCTTAACACCGTACTGGATGCGGTCGGAGCTGACGTGCCCATGCGACGCCTTACCCAATTATTGGTAGGAGCATTGCCGACGACCAATAATGTCAGACTGCAGTGATCTGATCGGCTTGCGGTATCGCCTTGGTGCCGATGGCAGCAATGGCGAGATCGACTGCATTCACCTGGTCTATACGGTGCTCGATCGGCTGCAGATCGCCACACCAGCATTCGATCCATCATGGTATGACGCAGGATGGCGACAGATCGCGCGTGATCTTTTATCATGGGGGCACCGCGTAGATTTCCCTGCCTACGATGGGGATACACTGCTATTCAAGCAGGGACGCGCTGCATTTTCAGTTGCATGGCACACTGGGATCCTCTACATCAATCCGCAGACGGAGAGGGTCAACTGGTGCCCGGTGTCAAGCGTTACAAATTACCATTGCTTCCGTTCGAGCGGGAGCTGATCGAGCTCGCTGGCATTGCGGAAGATGAGTACCGATACTTTGTAGCTGAGTCGTTAGAACGCGCCAAGGTCAGGCCGGCTGAGTATGACTTGGTGCCGGATATACAAAACTACGTACCTGGTGTAACAGAAGCGATCCTGATCAATCTGGCAATCGGTCTCGCAATGACCGCCATCAATTACCTTCTGACGCCTAAGCCAAAAGATACATCAATCCAGCGTCGTGACCTCGCAAGCATTACCGGCCAGTCGGTATTTGCCCCTACAAGTGGCTTCGATTCACTCGCGGCACTGGCAAACTATAACGAACCAATCCCTGTCATCTTCGGACGCTACACAGGCACGACCGGAGGTATCTTAATATCTCCCAAACTGGTATGGTCCAGGGCTTTTAGCTACGGCATCGAGCAAGGCGTCAAGCTCCTTTTTGTGGTTGGCGAGCAGGGTGCATCATCTTCAGGCATCACGCAACCTGATCTAACAGGAATCTTTCTTGGCAACAGCCCACTAGATGCAGCCTTTGACCATAAGTTTGCATTCTATTGGCGCAGCGGAACCACCGCTAGCACGTCAAGGATTAAAGCCGCCGATCTGCGCTATGGCACTCGCGGCACATTATCCGCAGGCGATCCTGAAAACAATAATGACGTATTCTACGCACCGGTGATTAAGGATCTGTCAAATCTACCGTTCTGCATGGCGTACGCCCCAACGTCCAATGCTCAATTTGGGGCATTCTCTCCGGTATTCAATGCAACTGATTATCGCGTACCGTGGAAGCTTGTACCAACGCCAAATATTCCAGATTCGGACGCTGATCCGCGATCACAGCTAACGCTAGAGCGTATCAAAATCGCCGGGCAGTATGGCATTCCATTTAGCAGAGAAAACCGCCTCGCAATCCGCAACAAGGGCCAAGCGGGTATCGGCCGCGCCTACAGCCGCCGCATGGGTGTCACCACAATCGACGGATTCAACGCTACATCTCAAACTGCTATTGAAGATGTAGCAATTAGCGTCGGCTCAACTTGTGTATTCACGATCCACGAAAGTTCGCTGCCGCCAGACTTATACCAAGGCGACGCAACAGATGCAGCCGATAGCGTACAAGTTGGTGACATCAATGGCGAATTAGAAAGCCAGCGGTATGCTGCTGATTCCATTCTCCAGATTGGAGAGACAATTCAGATCGGCCATACGTTGTGGTTGGTCTACAATAGATCATTGCCGGTATGGCAACCAGGGCAGCGGCAAAGCATCTCTTTGCGTTGTATCGAAATACTTGATAGCTCATCGTCGCAGAGCAGGAGAATCGGCAGGGTTGGATTCAAGATCCTTGAATCTGGCATCCTATCCGATGGTTCGATTACTCAATTCCCTGCTATTGACGAAGGCGCATACGCAATCGTGCCGACAACATACTACCCATTGATGCGGACACAGATTGCAACGATCCGCAATACAAGGCCGTGCGATGTGACAGAGATCGGGATACGCAGTCAGGTGTGGAATCGCGCCTCTGGATTGTGTAACTTCCAATCGCTGCCAACACCAACCGCATTCCGAGATAACGAGATTAACAGAGTCGCCATCACTAGCGGCACAATAACGCAATACTTCAAGCGGACATCTGTATTCGCTTTACAGCTAAGGCCTGCAGGCAATGACCCGAACGGCAATCCTTACGCATGGGTTGGAATCGGGATCAATCTATGCGTTACAGGCGACCAGCCTACAGATCTCTATAACTACATCAAGATTGAGCACCCAGAAAGGAGGCAATATGAGTTTAGGCTTGTCCCCCGCACTGGCGCAGACGTGATCCGCAATCTTGGCGCGTCTACGCAGCTGTTACGCCTTGATGCAAGAATTGGTTATGACACCATCGTTCGCAACGTTGGAACACCTAGCTATGGCGTATTTCGGTTTATCACAGCCGGTGATATTGTAACCGTTCAGGATGTGCGCAGGAATGCCGAGTTTGAAGCGATAGGGCGAACATTCGAGAATAATTCACAGCTCGCTGATGTCAGTCACTATAACGGTTCTGTCCAGAAAAGCAATGAAAGCCAACCTGAGCACGCTATTAGCTACGTCAATGAAATCACCATAAACGCCAGCAATCCACAGTACACCAATATGGTGACAGCAGGATTAGCAATCAAGGCATCACGCACTTATGCGAGCATTGATCAGATCAGGGTATGGAAGGACAACGGGATTCCCGTTCAGCGCTTCCACCCTGATGATGGCGGCACGATAGGCCCTAGCAATCTGCTAACAGATCTTGTTTACTATCTTCTGACAGATTCTGTTGCTGGCGCTGGCGCATCAGTGTCAGCGGCATTGATCAAGACTAGCGACTTTGCGAATACGGCACTATTCCTTCGCACCAATAAGCTATTCTTCGATGGTGCGATTGTTGATCCAATCAACATCCGTGAGTTTATCACTTCGATCGCGCCATTCTTCCTTTGTAACTTCGTCATCTCAGATGGGCTGCTCAGCCTTGTGCCAGCAGTGCCGACAACTAACAGCGGTGGCATCAGCACAGCAGCAGTGCCGATTAGTGCAATGTTCACCCAAGGGAATATCATCGAAGACACCTTCAGGGTAGAGTATATCAACTCTGAAGAACGAAACAACATCCAGGCGGTGCTGCGCTATCGAGAAGGCGTCAAAAACCAGCTGCCGCAAGAGCGCACCGTGACGGTACGTTGGAACGATGCAGCATCCACAAGCGACAAGATAGAAACCTTCGATCTCACGCAATACTGCACAAGCCGCGACCATGCCATTCTGGTTGGCAGATTCCTGTTATCAGTAAGACGCCGGATCACCCATACCGTTACCTTAAAAACTACACCGCAAGGACTCTCGCTGTCGCCTGGTGATTACATCCGCGTCATCACAACTGCTAGCCCATACAGTGGCGCCAATAATGGCGTTATCACCGAAACGGGCACCGTAGTCTCGGCTCTACCGCTCTCTAATGCTTCATATCCCGTAACGTACTACAAAACTGGTTCTGACACCGTGCAAAACGGCACGATCACCGTCAGCAACGGCACTGTCGCAAACTCAACATTCTGGAGCAGTGTATTCACGGTAACCTCTCCAACAACATCCAGTAACGTGTACATAGTGGAGCAGCTGTCATTGGACGCTGAGGGCATGGTCGAGATTGTCGCCAGCGAGTTCCCATGCACTACGTCATTGGTAAGCCAGGTGGCGTTAGACCTGACCACTGCCGGATCATTCATCGTTGACGGGTGACCCCCATGCCATTTCCTAGCATCAAGCCATCAGGCCGCGCATTTATGCCCGGCGACTACCCAGTCAAAACATTCAGGGCGCAATCGGGCAAGGAGTCGCGCATCCTCTACGGCAGCCAGCGTTCTGGTGGGGAACTGCAACTGACGTTTGAAAACATCACCAACGCGGACGCCAACGGCTTTGTCACCCACTACGACGAAACCCAAGGCACCTACGGCACATTCACGCTCCCAGTCAGCATTTACGCCGGATCATCGCAGGCATACTTCAACGCTGGCACCGGCACCTTATGGCGATATGCTGAGCAGCCTACAATCACCAGCGTTTATACCGATCGCAGTAGCGTTACCGTAAGGCTGGTGGCCGTTCTCTAGACTGACCGTAACTAGATCTGTCTGTAGCGATGCCGTTTTACACAGGCCGCACCGGTTCACTGGCCGTTGTAACCGGCGGCACTCCTAAGCCCGTTGCCAAGATCCGTGACTGGTCGCTTGATACCTCCGTCGAGCTGATCAGCACTAATTCTGTTGATAGCGTGGTTGACACCTTCACGCCTGGCGTCAAGCGTGCTACTGGTAGCGCCACGCTGATTTACTACCGGTTGGAGGGGACTGAAAGCTCTACGTTTGAGCAGTTCACCGCAATCCTCGGCAAAGTGCATAAAGGAGGCGCAATCACTGAATCCGACATCGTTCGGCTGGAGCTGAACGTAGGAGGCGGAACTAGCGACGACATTGTGTTAAACGCTTACATCACAAGCGCACAAGTCGGATCCTCTACCGGTGAGCTTAGCGTTATCCCGGTTCAATTCACAATGCAAGGTGACTTCCTGGATACGGTTAGCGCATAATGTCTGTATTCCTTGGCAATACTGGCAATATCAGATTGAGGCGTGCTGCATCATCTGGCAGCGGGTCGTTTACTGATCAGATCCGCCCGGATGATGTAGTCACTGGCATCAATCGGATTGGCCTTGATCGCGCTTATAGCACGCTAGTTACTGGTGACAACATTGAGATCAGCACATTAGACCCTCGTGGTCTGGTGTGCTTTGCTGCATCAAACTGGATCAACAATGCAGTGCAGGACAGCATTTCAGGATTCGTCAACGTGAATGCTGCGGGCGGATTACGGTTCTTTCCGTCCTTTGCAGATGCTGTCAACAATAATCGCAGTGTTGAGTATGGCGTCGCAGCGTTCGCTGGCGATCCGTTAGAGGTTATTGTTTCCACAGCGCCTGGCACTCGGAGCATTCTCGGTAACGTCATCAGCTACGAGTTGAATACATCCCGCGAGGCGATTGATACAACTGCATTGGCAGACCGCTTCAAAAGTCAATACTCGGCAGGCCTGATCAGCGGCAGCGGGCGAATTGAATGTTTCTTTGATCCCGAGACTACCGGCATCAGAGAGTCAACGCTGCTCCTGTTGCAAACAATCCTCAGAGTAGAGATCGGAAGCACTTGCGATCTTGCGCTTTACCTTCTGGACAGCAGTCTTGACAGCAGTCAGGATTCGGTATTCTATGAGTTCCAGTCGGTCATCACCCAATCTGGCGTCACGGTAGACACCAACAATGCCATTAACTGCTCGATTGATTTCCTGACGACTGGTGAGATCAACCTCAAGATCGGCCAGCCTTCGGGGTACATCCTCAAGGAGGATACCGGCAGGATACAGATTGAGCCGTCGCTCGGGTTCTTGCTGAAAGAGCAGGAAGACTAGACTAGGGCTAGCGATAGGCGGCCAGTGAGCGACGATCCGATTAGTCAACTACCCAGCCTGTCGAAGGCTGGGTTAGCTGCAGGGGATCTCCTGCCGCTCGTTGATGTCTCTACCGGCACCACCAAGAACATCACTGCACAGGATCTGGTCGGTGGCGGCGTTGACCTGATCAGCAATAGCGAGATCGACCTAGCCAAGCTGGATCAGGCTAGTGCCACCAAGCTGGGCACCACGGCATTGGCTGATGATGCGGTCACTTACGCCAAGCTGCAGAATGTCAGTGCAACAGATCGCCTGCTGGGTCGCAGCTCGGCTGGTGCCGGCAACGTAGAGGAGATCGAATGCACGGCAGCTGGCCGGGCGCTGCTCGATGATGCTGACGCTGCAGCGCAACGCACCACGTTAGGCCTTGGCACGCTAGCGACTCAAAGCGGCACCTTCTCGGGCACCCATTCCGGCACAAGCAGCGGGACCAATACCGGCGATCAAACCATCACCCTCACCGGTGACGTAACCGGCACAGGCACTGGTACGTTTGCGGCGACCATTGCTAACGATGCGGTCACCTACGACAAGATCCAGAACACCAGCGGTACCGACCTACTGCTAGGCCGTAGCAGTGATGGGGCTGGGAATGTTGAGGAGATCACCTGCACGGGTGCCGGCAGGGCGCTGCTGGACGATGCAGATGCTATCGAGCAGCGTGCAACGCTCGGCCTCGGCACAATGGCCGTTCAGAGTGCCAGCAATGTTGCGGTAACAGGTGGCAGCCTCACTGGCGTTAGCGTGAGCAGCTCTGCTGCGACCATCACCGGCGGCACAATCACTGGCATCACCGATCTAGCAGTTGCCGATGGTGGCACCGGCGCCAGCACTGCTAGCGATGCACGGGCGAACCTTGGACTGCAGATCGGAACCAACGTACAAGCGTACGATCCAGCTCTGCAATCAATCGCCAATCTTGCCACTTCCGGTGGTGAGCTGATCTATACAACTGCGGCAGACACCTATGCCACCAGTTCGATCACTACTGCAGGTCGAGCACTGCTAGACGATGCCGATGCCGCAACCCAGAGGGCCACGCTAGGCCTTGGCTCTATCGCTACCGCTAACACCATCACCACAACGGAGCTCGCTGCCGGAGCGGTTACGGGACCGAAGCTGGCCAACAGCTCTACGAATCGTCTAGTCACATCTCTGCCGGCAAGCGGCGACTATCATGGCCAGTTGGCCGAGTTGCCTGACGGGAAGATTTATAGCTGGTCCGGGTCAACATGGACCGCCGTAAAGGCTGCTGGTTCTGTCAACACCATCGCCGTCAATAATACCGGTGCCGTTATTGACCTGACGGCTAGTGTTTCTGGCGATCAGGTGACGCTATCTGCCGCGCCAGATAATACATCCGCCGCCAATCAGTTTCTTGCCGGTCCGACTAATGCAGGCGGTGCTGTAGCGTATCGCGTCATTGATCAGACCGACCTGCCAACCGCTAGCACTACCGCCAAAGGTGCCGTGCAGGTCAACGGCGAAGGCCTGCGGATGGATGGCAATGTTATCGAAGTCGATAACGATGTTGCAGCCGGTGCTACCCATTCGGTTGTAACCTATAGCGCCAAGGGTCTTGTTACCGGCGGGCGGGCGATTGAGGCTGGTGATCTACCTGTCGCCACTGCTAGCACCAATGGCGCAGTGCAGCCTGGCAGCGGTCTTGCAGTTACGCCAGGTGGTGTACTGAACCACAGCAATACAGTCACCGGCACTACCGCCACAAAGGTTACGTTCGACAATCAAGGTCATATCACTGGCAGCACTTCGCTTTCCGCTGGTGACATTCCAGATTTAGCCGCTAGCAAGATCACATCCGGTGCATTTGGCACTAGCAGGATCGAGAATAGCGCCATCACTGGGCCTAAACTTGCCAGCGGGTCTATCGTTAAGTTTGGCGGTCCTGGGTCTACTGCCGGCGTAGTCCCGTTCCCAACACCAGACTTCACTGGGCAATTCTTCTTTGATGAAGTCAACGAAGATCTGTACCTGTGGAACGGTAACGCATGGGAGCCGATCTCCATTACGGCCGGTGAGCTTGTATTCGGTGGCGTATATGACGCCAGCGTGAATCAGATGTCTTCGGTGACATCTGCTGGATCAGCCTATGGATTGACGAATGGCAATCCGTTACCGGCAGCAGCTCTAACTAATGAGCGGGTTTATGTTGTAGTTGGCAAGTCTGGCACCGGCTCATCGCCAGCTCCGATTGTTGCGCTTGCTCCGCCTGATTATATCCTTTCGACTGGCTCAGCATGGCTTGAGATTGATCTTTCTACTGCCATCGGTTCGCAGACTGCCAGCAACACTAGCGTAACGCCTACGGGCAATATCAGTGCAAATAACGTTCAGTCAGCGTTAGAGGAGCTTGATACTGAAAAGCTAGCAAAGGCTGGCGGCACGGTTACCGGTGAGCTGCTGATTGGCACTGCCGGCAGCTTGGTATTTGAGGGCAGCACTGCTAACGATTTTGAGACGACAGTAGCGGTCACTGATCCTACGTCTGATCGTACAATCACCCTGCCGGATGTTACCGGCACCGTTATCACCACAGGCGATAGCGGCACGGTGACTAGCGCGATGATTGCCGATGGCACGATTGTCAACGGTGACATCAATGCTAGCGCAGCGATTGCGTTTAGCAAGCTGGCGAATGTATCGGCAACGGACAAGCTGTTAGGCCGTGTTTCTGCCGGCGCTGGTTCAATCGAGGAGATCACCTGCACTAGCGCCGGTCGTGCTCTGCTTGATGATGTAGATGCTGCAGCACAGCGCACGACCCTCGGGCTGGGCACCCTCGCCACGCAGAGTGGCACATTCTCTGGATCGCATTCTGGCACGTCATCTGGCACCAATACCGGCGATCAAACGATCACGCTAACGGGTGATGTAACCGGTACCGGCACTGGGAGTTTTGCTGCAACGATCGCCGCGGATGCGGTAACGACTGCCAAGATCCTAAACTCCAATGTCACCTATGCCAAGATCCAGAACGTATCAGCGACGGATCGACTGCTAGGTCGTAGTTCGGCTGGCGCTGGTGTGGTAGAGGAGATCACTTGCACATCGGCTGGCCGGGCGTTGATTGATGATGCTTCGACGGCAGATCAGCGGACCACGTTAGGCCTTGGCAGCCTCGCCACACTGAGCACTGTCGGCACTTCGCAGATCACCGATGCAAACGTAACTTACGCCAAGATCCAGAACGTCTCTGCCACGGATCGGATCCTTGGCCGCAGCTCAGCCGGTGCTGGTGTCGTAGAGGAGATCACCTGCACAGCAGCAGGCAGAGCGCTGATTGATGACGCGGATGCCGCTGCTCAACGCACGACGCTTGGCCTCGGCACCATCGCTACCCTCGCCGCACCATCCGGCAGCGTGGTTGGCACTACCGACACCCAAACGCTTACCAATAAGACGCTTGGCAACTATACCGAAACTGTCTACGCCGTGGTAGACGGCACTACCGTCAACCTCGACCCGAATAATGGCCCCATTCAGACATGGACTTTAGGCGCTAGCCGTACACCAGGACAAGCAAACTGGGCAGCTGGGCAGTCGATCACTCTGTTAATTGATGATGGCACTGCATACTCGATTACATGGTCAACGCTTGGGGTGACTTGGAAGACTGGCGGCGGCTCAGCACCGGCGTTGAACACTTCCGGTTTCACTGTTATCGTATTATGGAAAGTCGGTAGCACTATCTACGGTGCCCGCGTGGGGGATGCCTGATGCTTTGGACCAGACTTGCCGGGGCTGTATCAACTAAAGCTAGGCCTACTTTTGTTGGAGTGAGCCAGACAGATCCTGGAAACAACGCTTCCAGCTTGTCTATAAACGTGCCTAGCGGCGTGCAAAATGGGGATCTTTTGATCGCCACGGTTTTCTCTAATGGTTCAGTGACTGATTGGATTCAATCATCGTTTACATGGGCGCTTGAGTCCGCGACTTCTACTCCTGGTTTTGGCATTGCCTATAGGATTGCAGATTCCGAGCCGTCGTCCTACAGCTTTACCGTGGCCAATAACCGCAGACTGGGAGGGCAGATCATAGCGTTTAGGGGCGCTGAGTGGGACACGATTGGAACCCTTGCTACTGCAACATACACCGCAAACTCTATTAACGTATCTCAGCCAAACAGCGTGCTGATTGGAGCATGGGCGGTTGATGCAACCAGTCAAGTTTGGACAGCACCATCCGGCATGGATTTGGTTTCAAATTATGCAGGAGGTAACTCGCCCCAGTTTGCAACCTATCGTGAAGATGTAGACGCCGGCTCTACAGGGACACGAACCGCATCAACTGCCAGCACAAGCCCTAGGTCTTGCGTCCTCTTCTCAATCAAACCATCCTGATCATGTCTTACATCAACATCGAAACCGGCGAATACCCCGTCACCGCCAATGACATCTGCCGACAGCTAAACGCTAGCTTCCCTGAAGGCGTCGAGGCATTTAACACAGCTGTGGCTGAGTTTGGCTTTGCGCCGGTTCAGCCGCAGCCGCAGCCGCATGTAGACCACTGCTCAAATGTAGTGGAAGATGCTCCAGTATTAAAAGATGACACATGGATTCAATCTTGGCGCATCGAGCCGGCTACTGATGACGAAATCACCACTCGCACCGATGCTCAAGCCGCTTCGGTAAGGGCTGAACGCAATCAATTACTAGCGGATTCAGATTGGACACAGCTTCCTGATGCACCAGTTGATCAAGCAAAATGGGCGGCATATCGAGTCGCACTGCGGCAGCTCAAAACACAGCCCGGCTTCCCGTGGCATATCAACTGGCCGCAACCACCTAATGATCCAGAAACAGCACCCGCAAATCCAAGCCGCGGTGATACCTACACAGCTTCAGATGGTACAATCTGGGTATGGGATCAGCCACGAAACGAGATAGGTCAATATATCGCCGACGATCCAACAACGTCAGACATAGAATCCAAACTGCAATGGATTCGGCAATGACGCTCATCATCCCTGATTACACCTATGACTGTGCTGTACTGCGCTGTATTGATGGGGACACAATCGACACCGAGCTAAGCCGTGATATCGGCTTTCGTTGTCGCCCAACCTGGCGGCAGCGGCTCAGGCTTGATGGCATCGACTGCCCAGAGATGACCGGCGCCACCAGAGTCCTAGGCATGGCTGCACGGCAGTTTACTGAGCAATGGCTAGCTGCTGAGCCCACCGTGGCCGAAACGCTACGACAGGACAACTTCGGCCGCTGGCTATCCCACATCCGCCGCGCTGATGGCAGCTCGCTCGCCGATGCACTCCTCACTGCCGGCCACGCTACCCCATGGCGCTAATCGGCTGGCTAGACCTGATCATGCTCGGCACCCTAGCCGTCGCAGCCCTGCTGGTGATCATCAGCCGCCCGCGGCTACCCTAAAGGTATCCCGTAATAGTGGTATGGCCGAGGGAGTACACGAGGTGTCGCATGGAGACATCCTCTACAAGCTCGGCGGAGTCGAGGGGAAAATCGACCACCTCGCTGGGCTGGTCGCACAAAAACAATCCGACCTGACCGAAGCGTTTAAGCGCATCTCCCTTCTGGAGCAGCGTGTCGCTCAAGGAGTAATCATCGCCGTGATCGTTGGTGCGTTAGCACCTTTAGCCTGGCAGGCAATGACGCCACGTCTACACTTCGGACAGCAGGCACCATTAGCAGTACCAAGCCGATGACGAATCTCAAGGCCATCATCGGCGCGCTAAGCGCCTCTGGCATGGTCGGCACCGCTGGCAGTGCCGCATTCCTGCTAGGAGCAATCTACCTGGCTGATTGCCGGATGACAGCAAAGAGCGAAGAAGGCATCAGGGCCTGTTACTCTCAGGCAGCGTTGCTGATGACTACCGGTGCTGGTGTAGGCGCCGGCTACGTCGCTGGTTTCAATACTCTCAACCCTGCCCTAAAACGGGAAGAAGACAAGCCAAAGACCGGCATCTTCGGCATCGGAGGCAACAGGTCGTGATCAAACTTCTGATCGACTTCATCGCCATTGGCCTTATCGCTGCGATCATCACCCCGATCGCCAAGCGTGTCGTAAAGCGCCGTCTGATCCGGTGGGCGCCAATCGCAATGGACATCCTCGACCGGGAAATGCCGCAACTGTTCGGCAACCGTTCCGGCCAAGATCTCACCGACATGCTCCGCACCAAACTCGAAACCCTTACCGGCGAGTCGTGGAGCGACACTGACCTAGACGATCTATTCCGGTTGTACGATCCACGAATCACCGCAGACAAAGCACGATGACCCGCCGACTCACAGACTGCGTACGCCATACCGATCTCTCTCTCCCTCATCATCGCGCATTCTGGGAGCTGGTTGAATCAAAACTCCCTGACGGCTTCCTAGCAGACTCTGGTGAAGGTGGGTCAATATGGATTTCAGCGCCGCCGCCTAAAATTGCGCTGCAGCTTGAGCCAGGCCTCAAGCTGATCCGTGAGTTTGAAGGCTGTCACCTCACTGCCTACAAGTGCCCCGCTGACGTATGGACCATCGGATGGGGATCTACAAAGCATCTTGATGGCGCACCAATCAAACAGGGTGACACCATCACCCAAGATGTAGCAGATCAGCTGCTGTCGGCCACGGTTGAACACCACATCCTGCCGGCGTTATCCAAAATCCCCCACTGGGGTTCGATGACTGCCAATCAACAGGGTGCGCTGATCAGTTTTGCCTACAACCTCGGCTGGCACTTCTACGATGCCGAGGGGTTTGAGACAATCACCAAGCGGCTACGGGAAAAGGATTGGCTAAATATCCCAGCCGCTCTGCTGCTGTACCGCAATCCAGGCAGTGAGTTTGAGGAAGGCCTCAAGCGTCGCCGTGAAGCGGAAGGACGCCTCTGGGCTACTGGAGTGCCGGCGCTAGAAGTGCAGCAGCAACCCTCAAAACTCAGCCCATCTAGTCCCTTCACAGCTCGCATCACGCCCAATATCCGCATCGGGGAGTTTGCCCTGGACCAAGAGGCACGCCGTTTTGATCACCAACACCAGATAGATACTGCGGCAGAGCTGGCCGCATTCCTAGAACGTGCCCGTACTAAGTTTGGCGGCAGGCCTGTCATCATCACCTCCGGCTACCGGCCACCGGCCATCAACAGAGCTGCCGGTGGCGCAAGCCAATCTGAGCATCTCTACGATGCCCCTAACGTCGGTGCGGTTGACTTCTACATCGACGGAATAGACGTGCAGTCAGTGCAAGATTGGTGCGACGATCACTGGCCCTATAGCGTCGGCTACGGTGCGCCAAAAGGTTTCGTACACCTCGGCATTCGCCAAGGCAGGCCTCGCGTCCGTTGGGACTACTGAGGCACCGGCAACCCCTTCGCCCGGCACGCCTCCCGCAGCAGCTCAACAGCGCGATGGCCACTGTCAGCGCGCACTGAGATGCCGCTAAAACTTACCTGCCATACCGGCCGGCCATCAACTGGCACCACCTCGATCGTTGGATACTCCTGTTGCATCACCCAACGGCAGCCCATCCAATACGCTACCGCCGCCGATCATTAGCCGCAGCCGATTTAACCCATTCTGCTCTGCACGTTGTAGCTGAATACGATTCCGACCTGTCTCACGCTCTAGCTCGGCCCAGCTCATGTATGCTCCCATGTGCCTACCCCTTAAAACCGCTTGAGCTTCAGGCTCTAAATACTGCTCAATAAAGCCCAACAATCTAGCCAATTCTTCCGGATCGCCATTATTGTCGGGCATTGATCTAGGATCCGCAATGGTGTCGCTAATCGCCATGCTGTCAGAATCACCAATCGCTAGGTCCAAGCTGGTGACACGATAATTCCGCTGCAATGCTTCCTGTAACTCATCAGCACTCATGCTCATTTCTTCCATCAGCTCGCCCATTGTCGGCATCCTTCCTAGCCGATGACTGATTGCGCCTGCTGTACGGTTGATTTTATACACAAGATCATGCAACCCGCTAGGCAGTCTGATCATTGAATCAGAGTAGGTTATCGCCCTCTGGATCGCTTGCCGAATCCACCAATAAGCGTAGGTGCTGAACTTATAGCCGCGGCTAAAGTCAAATAATTCCACCGCACGGGTCAGCCCTAGCGTCCCCTCTTGGATCAAGTCCATCAGCTCTAAACTATGTCGCCGTGCGCCCTGATACTTTTTGGCGACATTGACCACTAGCCGGAGGTTAGATTCAATGAACTGCCGCCGGGCACGCTCACCGCTGCGCAGCTCTCGCCGTTCAGCCATGTTCAACTCTCGATCAAGCTGCCGCAGCTCAACCCATCTCGCAACACGCCGACCCAGCTGGATCTCTTGGTCCGCCGTGAGCAGCGGATAGCGTGCGATTGCGTTTAAGTAGTCTTTGACCGTTGAATCGCTCGCCATGAATCCGCTAGTGCATTCGTTAGAAAATCAGTTCCATGGTGCAGCCAACGCCGCATCACTCCGTGAACTGTACCGCAAAGGGGATTTTACGGGGCTGCTGGAGTATGCGCTGCTGCTAGCGGAACAGGAGGCTAGCCAGCGGTCGCAGATCAGCTGGCTGATGCGCGAGGTCATCACCGCACCAACCGGCGCGGTTGAATCGTGGCACCTTGCCGCAGCACAGGAGCTACTGGACCAAGCCGGGGCCTAGTTGCCAGATCAGATACCCGCGCTCAGTCCTGCACCCGCGGTCGTAGTCGATCAGACCTGCCTTACGCAACTTCTGCATCCGATGGCTAACAACGCTCGGGCATACGCCCCAGTGAGCCTGCAGCTGCTCTGATGTGATCCGGTGCGCAGTACCACGCCATAGGATGGCGATGTCGAGGCAGTCGACAATCTGATGATCGTTGATTCGATGGCGGACCTTAAGG